GTAAAATAGCTGTTTCATAAAGTAACAACTTGTAGAAACTCCCGCCATTTAAATTGGGCATCTAAACCAAAACCACAAAAACATAGTACGCCTCACCTAATCGGGTTGGGCACTATATTTCCGTATAGTTTAAGTCTTAAAAGAAAGTAAAATCATATTTTGTGTTCTATATCCGGATAGAAAACCATTATAAAACCTTAATAAGCAAATCCGGTAAAAATCGGTTTTATAATCTATGCAGGAGCAGGTGGAGTGATATTGATCAAAGGAACAGTTGAAACAAATGTTCCGAAGTTTAAATCATCAGCACCGGCCCTGTAATAAGGGTTGGCCCTCAAATTGATAGATGGTGAATATTGGAAGGCCACATTAACTTGTGTACCTCCTCTATTCATGTCGTATCCTAGGGGGTTAGTTGGTCCTTTAGCGTTACCTAATGTAACTGCTGAATGGGTGTAATGGTAAAAAGGAACTTGTACCGCGATACCTCCCAATTGCTGTAGACCAACAGCATATTGTGTGTTGTAAGATGCTTCAATATAGTTAATGGTACTTACATTACGAATATCAAAGATCTTGTTATTGTCAGGACCTGTAGTGGAAGGTTTCAAGACAGTGAAAGCTTGAATGAGACCAGAAGCAGATGTGACTGGTTGTCTTATTCTTACTCCTCCTCTAACTAAGGCATAAACTGAAGACATATGCGTGAAAATATCAGCTGTGTATTCAGTGTCACTATTGGTTAGAGATTTAGTATAAGTCCATGCATAGGGTGTCACAGTACAGTTCTGTGTAGTAGCGGAACCTGCAGTAGTAAAACCCATGAAACCACCTCTTTTAACCAATGACCTAAGAGAAGTAACAACTTCTCCAATGCAATATTCATCTTTTATAGACGAATTCTCACCTGGAGTAGTGCCACCTACCATAGCGACGTCTACCATAGTAGGGTTACTAACAGTATTGGCGTTGTCCTTAGAAAGGTTAAGGTCCATTTGGTATTGAGCTCCTGCGTAAGGAACTGCTCTAGATGTTCGTGGAACAGCATATTGTAGATCAGGTGCTCCACAAACTTCCATCAACAACTGTACTTCTGAACTGACTGTTTCAGGAGCAACTAGTTCATCAAGTACAAATACCTTGAAACGACCATAAGCTCTTCCCTCTTGATAGGAGGTAGTAGATCTCCAAGGGATAATAGAAACGTAAGGGATTTCAATAACAAATTCGTTTTGTTCACGGATATCTAAGATAGTCTTATGTAAGTAAGCTGTGTCGTTATAAGCGAAATCATTAGAGACGCAACTACCTTCTGAAGGATTAAATGCAAATAATAAACGTCCAGAATGAAACTCAGTTTTAACAACCTTAATTTTGATAATTAGACCGCCAGTATATCTTTCGAAGAAACTACAAAGCCATGTGACTGGGGGCAAATGCACGACTCCGGCGTCAAAACCATCAGCAACTGAAAATTCAGCTGGAGAAAGTTCTTTTTCCGTAATCATGTCGCCAGCATTAGCTGAAACGCCCCATGTAGCAGTTTCGTACCAAGAAAATATACTTTTAATATAGTTAATTGACATCTCATCTAAATCAGTAGAAGAGAAACCAGGTGCGACATGTACATGGTTATCACTAAAAAGTGCTAAGGGCTGAGAGTCATCAGCTTGGTCAGAGTTAGCAATGTAAGGATGAGGAAATCGATTCATTCTTACAACTTTGTCAAGTACAGGAGGTTTTGACCATCCGAAAGTGCTAGCAACGTTAGAGGCGGCTTTAATAGACCAACCTAAAGGAGCAGCAACACTAGACAAGAAAGGAACTCTAGCAAACTGTTCCATGCCTTCACTCACTAGTCTTAGACCAGAAGTTATTGGCCCGTCTTGTTTTATCTCGTTTTCGAAAATGTCAACGTTTTTACGTTTCATTTTCTTATTGCGAGAGAAAGCAGATTGAGCTTCAGCAACAAGTGCGGGTGGCACTTGAGGCGTGGGGATAGGAACAGTGTTACCAAACACTTCTATGTCTTCATAATGCACCCAGATAGTGTAACCTGCGGTCACATTACCAGTTGGTGCAGAGAGTGGGGAATAAGGGTACATAAAAATAATACCTGGATCACCAAAATAAGGATCGGAAAGGGTAGGGCTATAATTCAAAGCTGGGAAAGCTCCAACATAAGGAATACGAAGCTGAACAGATGTATCAGTATTAACATCAAGTTCAGCATGGTGTGACTGTGTAATTTGAACTTTAGTGGTCTTATGCAAATTAATGTAATCATTAATATCAGTAAGATTAGAAAAAGAATACAAAGCTCCACCTGTAGGAATAAAACCTATAATGTATCTACCTTGTTGGAATCTATTTGCATTAACTTGCAACGTAATGACAGTTGTGTAACGCATAGACATAACTCCACTCAACTTTTCTTTAAAAGCTAAATTTGTTCTTAAAGCTGCTGAGGTTGGAAAGTCACCAAAAGTGGCGGGAGTATCGGTCAAAGCTAAATCACCTTGTCTAAAGGCGTAAGGTTTGCCGAGAAAACTTTTGACACTTGCGGGCAACCCATCGTCAGGAGCGGAAAGGAGTGTATTGGGGAGAGTGATTGTATGAGCCAATTCGACACGTTCAGCAACTGCATCATTAGTTGAACGTGTAGTGGTTCCAACATCAGTTTGAACATCTTCTTGTCTGTCGACATCAGATTTCAAATCGAGATGTAGGTTTTTAGATTGTTTTTGTATAATTGTAGTATTTTTGAATGGGAATTTAACATAAGCCGACGCGGCGTGGCAATTCCATAACCAACGCTGTCCTTCGATATAATTATATTTTGTCATATTTTTCATAGTGTTTTTGAAGTTATCGTACTTCCTGAGGATTGCTCACGCCATATTTTAAGACTATGGACGTCTTTAGATTCAAAAGAATCCATACAGTTTAACGACATGCAGGTCTAAGTTTTAAACTAACAAAACTCTTCTCTATCACACGATTCCAAAAGATTTCGCGAGAAGGAAGTAGTTTTTGGCCAAAAGTCAGCGCATTCCTGTGACTTTTTAGCGATTATTGTGGACCATTGGTTAAAAACTTCAGCACCGTGCAACGACAATTCGCGCATACAGTTATCCACTTTATCACGTGTGATAACATCACACTGATTACCTCTCTTAGTCCAAGAAAGGGTATCAAGTACACCGTCAAGTCTTAACGGTGAAACGTACCTTCTAACAATAGGTTCGTATCTCCAGCTTCTTTTCAAGAATTCCACACCAGTCAAGGGACGGAGGACTTCATTGAGCTCATTTTTGAGTTCACTGGTGTATGTAAGTCCTAATTCGGACATATATTTACCTACGACAACTTCGTTAAATTCGTTACGATACCTCTCATGGACGCTAAAAACGTTATCATCACCAAGCGTAATCAAATAAACGTATTTGTCGAAGTCATAACGATCAGATTTATTTCCTCTTGAGCGAATCCAACAATACCTGAATGCAATACCATTATACATATTGTTAACGATGGATGTAAGAGGGTGTCCGCTAGGCAAAGAAGTATACCACTCGTAAACACAATTTCCTTGTATATGTTTGGAATTGGTAAGTTCAAGCCACAAGACACGTCTAATGTTTTGGTTTTCTTGGGAATCACCATACCATTCGTTTATGATCTGCAAGATTTTATTGTGGACTTTGGGTTTCTCGGAACCGTCGAAACTAGAGAAGTCACCAGCACCAACACCAAGAGAACCGTCAGGCGAGAAGTGTAATAACTTCTTAGCAATAAGGTCCCACTCTTCACTAAAGACATTAACGCCAATAGCACTTTGATTGTCAATACGATTGGCTTTATACCAGAGCATAAAGGCACCAAAGTACATACGTGTAATAATTAAAAGTTTCAAAGGTGAAGCTGAAATCAAACGAGTTTTGTAGTCATTAACTTTTTCTATGGGACGCAACTCATCCTTAAGACAATCCATAAAAACGTGTTCATCACGGATCAAATTAGCAGCATTGTAGATAGTGGAGTTAACGTCTTTTTGTAATGACTTACATGCATCACTCTCGAGATTGAACTCATCACCATCACCAAAGTACCAAGTTTTCCCCTTATGTCCTTTGGATTCAGAGACACATGCAGGGTAACCTGGTGCTGTGCGGCGATTTATACAATCAAACTCAGTATTAGGTATACCCACAATGGCTTCAGAGAAAGAGAATAACCTAGGTTCTTGTTCTTTGGGACTAGAACCAAAAATAGAATCTTTGTACATATTGGCGGCCTCATCTAGAACATTAGTGGCGATCAAAGGCCAATTGGAAGAATACTTACTCAAAGCATTGGTCCAAGGGCTCTTTAACACACCATCTATAGTTTTGGGACGTAGAAAAGCAGGTTTACTAAACGTTTCAGTCACCTCATTAAACAAGACACTGGGTGTCAATTTTGTCTTAGTAGCTAAAGTAGGAGCTTGGTCAACAACTCTTATAAAACCAAACCTACCGTCACCAATAAGACTGTCTTGATTGTCTAACGAATAACACTGCATCTCAGTAGATATGAGAGGCTTGTCAATTTTCTTGATGAGCTCGTTAATGTCTTCTAAGCAGAATAGAGACGAATAACCTTTTCCCATTTTGGGTGCTCCAGCAACATGGATTCCAAAAATTTTTCTTTTAGATTCAGATGGGTCAAGAACCCCTAAAATGGAGCCACAATCACCTTTACGTGTAGTGGCGACGTAACTTACACCGCGAGCAATAGTGTAGTCTTCAATTTCATCTCCGTTGACATAAATTTCACTCACCACATTGCCCATAACATTCGTGAACGAGGTGTCAGAGCCAGCGGTAGCTAACACGCAAGCTTGTTTTTTAAACTTTGACAAGTCATTAGCTGTGGCGAGGTATTTTGTTATATCAGGTCTAGAGTTAAAATCTTCAAAGACAACTCCGATCAAATCTTGCGCTTCCATAAGTGGCGTGTCATAACACCAATTAAGGACCTCGCTTAAGGGATAAACAACTTCATGAAAACCATTTTTAACATTAAAAGCTCCTCTAAGGATAACTTTAACTTGAGAAAAATCAAAATTTCCTTCAATACTGTGAACTAAAACGTCCATAAAATGATGAGGCATAACACCAAAGTTGCCTTTTATGAAAAGAACAAACCCACACTTCATTTCTTCACCATCAGGTACTTGAACAACAAATTCATACAGGTTAGTCCTAGTGACTTTCTTGATGATATCTGTGCCCTGAGGGTCGTTAACTAGCGAAACCTGAGGATGGATGTTCATCTTGCGTAGATCACTAGCTTTGAGCTTCTTTCCTAAAGTTTTCTTGGGCCTCATCTTATATTCTCCTTGAGAACTCTTTTTGGTAACATTTTTGTAACCATAATAAGCAGTAGCTCCCATAGATAAAACTGCTATAGTCGAAAGTGTATTGACAGTAGTCAAAACGCTAGTCCAACTTTTCCAATTATTATAACCAGAAAGGGACACTATAGCTTCTTTTGCTCTTGAAAAGGAAGAGACAAAAGCATTCTTAGTCTCATTCGCATTGACGTTAACTACATTAGGGCAGAAAACTGGAACAGTAGTAAAAAGGTCAAGTTTAACGTTAATGTATGCCAATACGCTAGAATTGTCTTGCTCATTAAGTAAAAATTCACAAAACGTATCAGAATCGTCACTGTACATAAGATTAAAGTAGTAACTATCAGAAAGTGACGGGTTAACAGAGTTTAACGCACCAACAAGTTGGTAAGCTCTTGAAAGCAGTTTGCTCTTGTCGCTATCACTAAGATTGTTAAAGAAAGTCGAAAATTGAAAGAGATTGTCATCATTCAGGTCTTGAATCAACCCAAGAAAAGCGGAATTATCAGTCCTCATGCGAAAGGTTAACTTTTTGGGCAAAGTATTTCTAAAAAGACTAAAAATGTTCATTTGTTTTTCAACGTTGTATTCATCACGTCTATGACGCAACTCTAAGACCTTTTGATCGTAAGCCAATTTGTTAAAGTCGTGAGCTTTAACTAGCTCACTCACAACACCTGAAAAGTTAATCACCTTTCCTGTATGTTTCTTGTTAATCAAATCGTATTCAGCAAACATTAGAATGTCATCAGGATTAGTTGACGAAATTCCAAGTTCTCCTAAGGGAAGCTTTGTGACATCAATCTTTTGATTCATATCATCTAAGTTAGAACCGTTCTTCAACGCGAACTCGTCTCTAGGTAAAACGGTATAGGTACGTTTAAAACGTCTCAATAGAGCTCTGGGGTCATGAATACTTTGTGTCTTTAAATTAGCAGAGTTGGTAGTAGCGATAATAAATTTGGATCTAAACTTAGTAGAACCCTTATTATCCATGCTGGCCATATGAAGATCATAACCGTTCTCGTTAACACCACGAATAACGTTAAAAACTTCACTATCACCTCCACAGGCGACATCACGCATTTGAAGGAGATCATCAAACATAGTAACTATTTTGTCATGATCATAACCATCCCAATATTCAGTTTCAATCTGACGATTGTAAATGAACCTTTCAGGATTGGCGTTGAATGAAGGTCTCAAGGAATTATCAATCACGCTAGAGACCAACGCATGAGCCAAATGCTGCATAGTCTGAGTTTTGAAAGTACCAGGACCGCCTCGCAAAAGTACGGCCACAGGTTCTTGTCTAAGACCCTCAACTAAGAAACCAGAATCGCTAAAGGTTTTCTTATATGACCTTAATCTCTGAACTGATCCATTAAGGGTAGAGAAAAGACCATTTGTAGTATGATGTCTAGGCAAGTCTCTCAGCAATTTCTCACCTTGTTTTAAGAGATCGGCTAAAATCTCGTAATTGTCAATGGTAAAAGTGAACTTACGTTGCTCGTAAAGTGTATCTATTTCAAATACACTATCAGTAAATGCAACGTAAGTTTCTCCACTCCCATTGATCATGTGAAAGAGTCTAACAAAAATGGAACTAAGTCCGAAAGATGCTAAAACGACTTCGACCAGTTTAATAACTACTGTAGTTATACTTTGTAAACTATTTTTAACAATAGAAAAGTCTTTGAGGACATTAACAACATCAGAATGTTTTGAGTCTATTTTAGTTCCGACTAAGAACATGCCAAGAACTGTGGCAATTTCAGGACCCAAGGAGTCCAACGAGCCTTGAGGCTCGATTACTTGTGGGTCATCATTATCATTCTCAACAGAAAAGTGTGAGAATAGCTTTTGCAGTTTAGGAACTGCAGAAAGAGATTTAATTAATTCAGCCAAGTCGTCACGATGACAATATGCGACATAACATGAAGCAAGAGTCAAAATAGCACTGGTCTTCTCTTTGAGAGACCAGACTAGTGCAACGACAAGAAGAACTTTCGAAATCTTTTTGGTGTCAACTGAACTAATAGAGTCAGTTATACCGGTAATATTTTCCAATATAGAACTAAACTTCTCAAGATTTTCTTCAGAAAGAAATTTAGTTAATTGAGATCCACTTTCATTTATTTTATCGAAGGCGTCTAAGAAGCCTTGTTTTTCAATATGTTTGAGTTTGTTTAAAAAAAACTTTACCTCAGTTGACAAATCATTTTGAACTTGTTGATCAACTACCGCCTGGGCCTCGTTGATCATAGAATTTAAACGTTGATTATTATTATTTGTGCACATGTTTGGAAAATTAAAAAGGGGATTTTGATGGTTAGGTACATCGACCTGGTTGTAAGAAACCAACTATCCCATGAATAAACATGGTGCTTTCTTTGAAATGCTTACAATACTGTCTTGGTAGTAAACCCGAAATAGTAATTTCGATTTTTGTATTTTATAATGTTTTTGCAATGGAAATTTCATTAGCATCCCAACTTTAGGAAGGTGTTTTAGGTTCCAAAATTTTATAATTTTTAAAATGTTTTTGTAGTTTTGTCTTTTGTACTAAAAGTAGCACGTGTACAGAAGATTTGTTCTTCAAATGTGTATGGAATATAAAATATGTAACAGCTTACTTTTCCAAAGGTAGACTGTTTGTAGATTTTAAGTATTTTCTTTAAGCGCAAGCAAGATTAGTTTGAACCAACTTAATGGAAACGGTCAAAATGCTTAAACTAATAATATTGACGAAAAGCGACAATAAGGCTAATTAAAGCGACGAATGCACAAAGACTATTCGTAACGTGAAATTTGCTTTTAAAGTAACATAGACGAATCAATCTTAATAATTTTGCTTGGATAGACGCTCTATTCTAACTGAAACAGGAGCGTATGAAAAGGTGCCCCTCC